AGATACGATTCGCCCTTACCCTGTTTTGCTTGAGGCAGAGACTGTCATTAACGTTCAAACAATTGTTCACCCTGTTACACGACAGAAAACCCTTGGTAGACTCGTTTCACGTTATCTAACCTCTCGTTATGAGGATAACAACCCGTGGCACGCTAACTATGTCGATACTGTTTGTGATCACTACCTTGATGAGGGTGGTAAGCTAGTTATTGATTACTATGAACATGCTGACACAAATAACGAACTCAAAGTTCTAAATGGTGATGTTAAGCAAGACTACGTTGACTATGCAGCTTCTGCGGAGTTTAAAAAGGTTAAGACAGTTTACCCAACTATCTTTGGTACAAGAATTGATAGAATTCCAGCCTGGCCCCTTAACGGCCAAATTGAACCTGTTGAACCTGTGCTTATGCCACTGATTGACAGAGAGGTCTCTCTCTACAACAAGGTATCTCGTCGTAACCACCTACTATACGGTGCAGCGACTTACACACCTATCGTACAGTCTGACATGACTGACGAAGAGTTTGAAGAGCTAGTTAACTCTGGCCTTGGATCTTGGTTGCGTGTTCGTAAAGATGAGAGCATTAGTGTACTTGAAACGCCTACAGGTGCTTTAGCAGACATGGATCGTGCAATTTCCTCTACTATCGAAGAGATGGCTAAGATGGGTATTCGGATGTTGTCACCTGAACAGGCGGCTTCTGGTGTTGCTCTTGAGATTAGAAATGCTTCTCAGACCGCACAGCTTGGTACGCTTAACGCCAAAATCTCTGGTACGCTAAGAGAGGTTATTGCTTTTATGCTAAACTGGAAGTATAACACAGACTACTCTGGTTCTGATATTGGTTTCCAAATGTCTAGCGACTTTGCTCCAATGGTAGGCGGGGAGGGTGCTATGCGCCTCGTCTCTGAGTGGTACCAGTCTGGTATTATCAGTAGAAGTACTTTCCTTAGCATTGCGAAGTATAACGACTTCCTACCGGCTGACTACGATGATGACTCTGCAAGAGAAGAAATTCAAACAGATCCTCTTGTGGATACTGTTGCGGATAACTCAGTAAACGTACAAGAATAATTAGATTGAGGGGTGAAATTCCCCTCTCTTCTACTAACTACTCAATGGAGTACTAGATGGATATTAACGAAAAGATTTTTGATAGAATTGTAGACCACATGTCAGACGTCCGTCTGTACGAAGAAGGTGTACAGCTACAGAACCGAAGAATTCTAAAAAGACATAGGAATAACCTAAAAACACTCTTAAGGGGTAATATTAGAGCAAACTTGTCTAAAGAAGTCAGCCGCTTTGGCACTGAGCTTTTAGCTCATAAAAAGAACTCAATAACAGAGTTCTCTACGTCACAGCTAGACTTTTATACAGATAACCTCTACAAGGAAGTTAAAGACTTCTACAAAGTGACTAAGCCCAAGGCACGAGAGCTTTTGGCGGAGGTTACTGGCCCCACAATGAGAGGCTCTAAAACAATTGGTCAAAATGTCCAAAATATCTCTGCTGGAGAGCTAGTCCGCATTCAATCAAAAGTGAAAGCTGGGCTTGCAAAAGGATCCTCTCAAAACGAGATCATTGCAGATGTTTTGAAAACAACAAAAATAACAGAATATCAAGCTAAGACCTTAACAAGGACTGCAATTACTTCAACCCAAACTGCTGCTTTAAGAAAAGTAGTTAATGATAATAAAGACATTATCAAGGGTTACATGTTTACTGCTATTCTTGACTCTAGGACTAGCCCAATCTGTTCTCACCATAATGGAAAAATTTATGATCTGGATGATACTAGATTTTTACCGCCTTTACATTGGAATTGTCGTTCATCGATGGTTCCAGTACTTAAAAGTAAAGAAGAACTTATTAATGAAAAGACACCAAAAATAAACAAGCTTAATCTTGCTAAGAAGAAGCCTGAAAGCCTCACAGGACAAGCTCCTCGTGTTGAGTCTTTTGGCACTTGGCTATTGAAACAACCTATGGTCATTCAGTCAAAGCTACTTGGTTCTGAAGACGCTGCTAATATGTTCAGGCAGGGTAAGCTAAAAGCGGATCAGTTTATAACACCAAAAGGTAATGCTTTAAGCATTCAAGCGCTTAGAAACAGAGCCTCACAGGCAACTACTGTTTTCAAGCCAAAAGAACAGCTTAGGGGTACGGACTTAAGGCTTTCTGCAAGCCGTCCAAGTAGCCTTGTAAGTAGCCCAAAGGCCAAAGATGATTTACGTCAGTTGTTTATTTTAGACGCAGATGACTACTCAAAGACTATTTCTTTGACAGACTACAAAGGTACAAGCCTAGTTGGTAAAACCGCATCAAGACGAAGAGTAAACAATACTTTTGATGAAAGAAACTTTAGTGCAGACCCTTTGACTGGTGAAATTAAGAACAACAATCTTTATGATCCTGACTTTGGTCTTTTGCAAGAACGTCTTGACTTTATGAGAAGTTCTAAACTTATAAGCCTTGAACAAAAAGATTTTGTAGAGTCTGTTGTTACTGGACTTGAAGGTAAACTCTCAGTAAACCAACAAACAGTTATAGTAGAAAACCTAAGAGTTGTTCTTGAGCGCTATGCAAAAGATAAGAAACCTTGGGATAACTTTGCTAGTGTTGTTAGAGCGGAAAATCGTTTTTCTGTTCAAAACGTTTCAAGGTTATTAGATACTCGTTCCCGTAAGCGTTCTGAGATGTTTGTTAGCTATCTAGCTAAAGACACTCCTCAAGTTAACATTATGAACAAGTACTATACTTTTGATGACTTGCAAAAGAATCAACTAAAGGACCAAAGATTCATTGATGCTTGGAGAAGGACTGAAGGTAAGAAGTTAGCTAGGAAGCTTTTCCTTTCTGGCAGAGCACCCATGCGTTTGTACTTTAATAAGTTTACTGACAAATACCCTTCAGCAGAAAAGCTCAAGAAACAGTTTTTAAAGGCAAATCCAAAACTAGATAAGGCATACAAACTCTATAAAAAAGTAACTAACAAGGAACCTTCCGACAGCTGGTTTACAAAAACCATGGCGAGTGGTAGGGAAAACGTTAGACAAATACTTGACTTAGAATTTCTTATTGCGAAGAAGAAACCTACAGACACCATCTTCAATGAAGCAGCAATAAACAGTCTTACTAAGATTTCTAAGCTAATCGCCTCTGGTCAGTCTACTGACTATGATGCGCTAGCTATTAACATTGGTAAACAGTTTTCGAAAGACTTTGTAGATATAATTCCTTTTACAAAACACACTGTAAAAGACTTCCACAAAGAAGGTTCTGCAATTCTTGAGTTTTTTAAGTCTCAAGGCTATATCAAAGTTAACCTAAGAGGTACAACTCGAAGAGGTGTAATAGACGTTGAAACAGGACGGGCTTCTGGGGGTTTCTCAGACGTTATTTCTAGGGAAGTTATTGTAGTAAACAAAGAACTGATAAAGCTACAAGAAGCTGAACGTAGGGTGACCATTTCTAGACGGCTCGGAGTTACTTCAGGCAGAGACCAGCTTTATGTAAAAGCAGGTAAGAAGACCTACGTTGATGCTCGTGGTAATGACACTGGTGTTCCCATAATCTCTAGAGACAAGTTTGCTGACTACGACGAAAAGCAGATTGATAGAGATATGGCAAAGATGCTTAATCATGTCATGAATGTTGAGTATGGCGTAGACAACGAATTCTTTGGGTTTATGGATGATATTGTTAGATTTAGAGACCCCCGTGGTAACTCAAAGTATTATGATAGCATAAATGAACTTCGTCATGAAATCCTTGCACGAGGTGAACAAGGGTATGGGCTTATGTCCACAGCCAAGTATCATGCTCAACGAGGTAAGAACTTCAAGACTCAAGCGTTTATTGACTCCCGTGGTCGAGTATACCATAGAGGCTACTTAACTCCAACAGGAGGTGAGCTTGTTCGACCTTTCCTTAACTCTGGAAGAGCAGTTAACATGTCAGACGGAGCGTTAGATGAGCTAAAGGTTCAGCTTGGCGCTTTAATCGGACCTGGTACAGAAGCCCTCACACAAGCTGGTCGTCGAGAAATCTTTAACAGAAATCGTGAAAAACTAGTAGAGCTAGGTGACCTTATTTCTTCTACTACTCAAAGAGATAGACGCCTTCGTGAGTTTCTTGAACATCCTCTGATAAGAGGGCTTGAAGGCCCAGAAGTGCCTAAGATGGCTAGAATGGCTTTAGAGTACTCTCGAATTGACAAACACCTTAAGTCTGGAAAAACCTTAACTAGCTACAGAACAAAACTAATGATTGAAAATGACGCTAGTTCTTCTGGTGCTCAAATTATTGGTCTGTCTACTGGTGATAGGGCGGTTTCTCAAGCTTCTAACGTTTTGGCAACAAAACAAAAGAACAGACTGTATGACCTTGTTGCAATGGATACTGTTAACGACCCTGAGTTTCTAAAGATTCCTGCCTTAAGAAATGCAAAGTTAACTTGGGAAGACTTAGCAAAAGCTGCTAAAGCTCAGAACATGGTAAGCTTCTATGGTGCTGGCGATGCAACTAAGACTGCAAATGTTTCTGGTAAGTTTGCTAAGGTTCTTGAATCACAGGGCTTTATTACAGTAACTAAGGAAACACTTTCTGAGAACCTTCGTATTATTGATGGTAAGATTAAGGTTGCAGATAGACTCGGAGCTAGCTCTGTTTCGGCAGAACTTAAGTCTTTTAGGGATGAACTTGTTGAGATAATAAACAAAAATGAACCTGCTGGTAGAACCTTGTTAAAACAGGCGCAAGACATCCACCCAGATGTTGCTGACTTTGTTAATAAGCTAATGGACGCTAGACAGGGCATTATTGGGCCTAAAGATTTCACTGAAATCTCAAGAATTATGTCTAGAAACCTAGCACAACGTGCTCCTGTCACTGATAACTTTATCAACTACTGGAAAGACGTTGCAAAGGTATTCGTTAACGATACTCAAAAGGTAGATATACCCTGGGTTACGTTTGACGGAAAAATTATGACACAAAGATATAGACCAAAGCTCCAAGAGCGTATTGAGTTTACGGACCCTGTAACAGGACGTAGAGTAGCAAATATCTATGAAGCTGCCGCAGAAGATGGCAAACTTCTTGGTAAAAGCTCGCTTAACGACGCTCGTATTGGACTAGGTGTTAACGGAAATCACAGTAACGACGCTGCAATTGTTCGACAATTCCACTTGTGGGGTTTGAAAAACAATGTCGAAACTGCGACTATTCACGATGCTTTCTTTACTAACCTTGGTGAAGCAAGACGTGCAAA